CAAAAAGACGCTTGCAACGTTGCTGTTGATGAATCCAAATATGCGCGTCATCGGCCTAAGCGCAACTCCGTTTCGGCTGTCATCCGGATGGATCCACAAAGGCGATGATAGGATATTCCACCACATCGCGTATCAAGCAGATATCCTGCGGCTGATCAATGACGGATGGCTATCCAATATCACCACGCGCTGTGGCAAGGTGCAAATCAATACGGCAGGCGTCGCACATCGCGGGAGTGAGTTTGTCGCAGGCGAACTGGAAAGGCGCGCAATGGAAGGAGACACAACGGAAAAGGCCATGGCTGACATGGTAGAACGCGCGGCAGACCGAAAATGCTGGATCGTGTTTGCTGTTGGCATCGACCATGCGAAGCAGATAACAGACTGCCTTGGAGTGCACGGTATAAGCGCGGCAATGGTCACAGGAGACACGCCAAAGGACGAGCGCGACAACATCATATCAGACCACAAGGCAGGCCGCATACGATGCGTTGTAAACGTTGCCGTCCTTACAACCGGATATGATAATCCTGCAATCGACATGATCGGATTACTGCGGCCGACCGAAAGCGCCGGCCTGCATATCCAGATTCTTGGCCGTGGCATGCGCAAGCATCCCGGAAAAACTGATTGCCTGATTTTGGACTATAGCGGCAACTGCGTTCGCTTTGGCCCGATTGACAAGATCAATCCAGACAAAAAAGCAGGATCAGGAGATGGTATAGCGCCGTCAAAAGTATGTCCTGAGTGTGACTACATCATACCGGCATCATCCATGATGTGTCCGTACTGCTCGTTTGAGTTCCCTAAAGCACCGCTAAAAGTTGAGCACGTCGCAAGCGAAGCGCCTGTACTTTCAAGCCAAATTGAGCCAACAGAACGCACGGTCATGCGCACGTGGTTTTCGGTGCATAGCAAACCAGGTAAAGATGCTTGCGTCAAGGTAGAGTATGAATGCGGTATTGGAGAATATTACTATGACTGGGTATTCCCAAAAAGCAAGTTCCGTAGTCAGTATATCCGCGACTGTAAAGAGTTTGGCGTTATGGCGGCAATAGACGCGCAAGGCTGGGTAGCGGCGGCAAATGGCAAGCGAATAGAAGGCCCATGTAAGATATGGACTATACCTGATGGCCGTTATACCAAAGTAGTGCGAAGGAAATTCCACGCTGACACGATACCAGAGTTCATGCACTGGCAACCGGAGGGCGAGTATGCGGCACGATGAGTCAAAAATACAAGTATCGATTTGCCAATGGTTACAGGAAAATGGATACTACTTTTTTGCGGTCAGCAATGAGGCGGCAGGAAGCAACCAAGTACGCTCCATGCAGTTTGTATCCATGGGCCTACGCGCTGGCGTGTCAGACCTGGTAGTAGTGCTACCGGCTGGCAGAGTTGTTTTCATTGAGGTAAAGGCACCAGACGGTGTGCAAAGCGACAAGCAGAAAAAGTTTCAAGCGCGAGTTGAATCAATGGGGCATCGGTATTTTATAGCCAAGTCAGTCCAAGATGTGATTGACAAGATTATATTATTGGATTAGGGTAGTTGCATGAGTGAATGGAGGAATGAAATGCAGGTTGAATTGTTCGAAAGGAAGATTGAGTACATTTACGTCAACAGCGTAATCGGATCGGGCTATGAGGTACAGGTTGCTGATTTGGCAATCCGTGACAAGGTAGCATATCGGGCGGCAAGAAAAAATATGCAAATACATTCTGCTATTATTTTGACTATTGATGATGTTTTTTCTGGGTTTTTCACTTTCCAAGTTAACCATGAAGTTGGCGAGTTTTGCCTTTTGCAGTCGGCCATGGAACTTGACCGAAAAGACAAGGAAATCTACAAGAATATGCTCAGGAAAATAATTGAGCAAAATACATTCGGGTATCCGATGCTCATGACTGTGTCAACAAAGCACGATCTCGAGCGACCTGATGTTCTTGAGTCTGTAGGATTCAAGACATACCTTGATTTGAGCGGATACGCGTATATGGTATACGGTACTTTTGACCAAATCAGGATGAAACGCCTTGCCCATGCTACCATGACAAACACGTGGAACTCAGTAAAAGGCGATTGGCTCAGGATGAAACGTGAATGGAATGAACGCATTGAATCAGCAGGTGAAAAATACAGCATCGCAAATCCTAAGTTCGCGTCGCGTGATGGATGCTGGCAAGGGTCAAATGGACTTGCAAATGTTGTACTTGCAAAACAGTCTGTTGATCTTAAAAATGATGAAATAATTGACAACCGATCAAAGACATTGAATGGTAACGCATCTGTTCTTGACCCTGTTGCTTGTGAAGTAATCTTGCGTTTCTTCATGCCAAAGGATGGCAAGCGTGTTTATAACCCATTCGGTGGCGGTGTACAGTTTGGATTTGTATCTGGTTTCTATGGGTACGATTATACATCAAGCGAAATACGCCAAAACCAATGCGATGCAAATAACGCAATTTGCCAGGATTTGAACAGCGCAAAATGGATTAAAAGCGATTCTTCTAAATATGAACCTGAAGGGAAGTTTGATCTTTGTTTTTCTTGCCCGCCATACTACAAGGTAGAAGAATATCTTGACTATGACGGAAATCCACCTGAAGGAGAATTGAACTCGCTTCCAAGCTATGAACAATTCCGCGATATGCTTTTTGAAGGGTACAAGAAAGGTATTGCGGCGCTTAATGACAACTGTTTTTTTGTTATCATGACTGGAGACTCTCGTGATAAGAATGGCGCATATTACGGATGCGAGGCAGAGCATGAGATTTTCTTCAAGAATCAAGGATTGCATATATACAACAAAATTGTATATCTTGAATGCGAGTTCACAAGGCTTGCACAAGCAAAAGTTACACTGAATACAAGGAAGTTCCCAAAGCGCGAGCAAAAGATTCTTGTTTTCTATAAAGGTGATATATCAAAGATTGGCGAAAAGTACGCAAAGATTGGACGCCTATAATGAAGAAATTCAGAAATAAAATATCCCTGGCTAAAAATAGCCGGGGATGCTGGATTCTTGACACGGTAAAAGGTTGCGCAATTTGCCAAGACAAGAAGCCATTAGGCTGTTATGACAACTGCTATGCCATTGGAATAGCCAATAGGTATGGGATGGATTTTTCAAATCCTGTTAAGCGTGATTTTGGAAAAGACACATCTCAATTTTTTCTGTTTGACATAGAAGATGAAATGCACTTGAATCAAATTGTGCGCGGAATAGAAAAAATTGATATGCCATTTGTTCGCATTGGAGAAATGGGCGATCCATCTGGTGATTGGGAGCATACTATTTCAGTATGTGGTTTAATAGCACAGGCAAAAAAACCAATTGTCATAATAACAAAGCATTGGGAAGTAATACCTGATTTTATGCTTGGAAAAATTAATGGTATTGACTTGTGCATAAATACTTCAGTTTCAGCACTGGATTCAAATGATGAAATACAGCACAGGATCGAGCAATATGAAAGGCTTAAACAGTACTGTAAGTCTGTTCTACGTGTAGTAACTTGCGATTTTAATACTGACAACAAAGAAGGATTTGAACGCGAGGTAATGCAACAGTACCTATTGTCATTTGACAGTGTTATAGAAACTGTTTTCAGGCCAAGCAAAGACAATAGGCTTGTGATTGAAGGAGTAATAAACACAAAAAAAGTACAGTTTCTTGGATCAAGAATGCTTGCAAGCATGAGAAATGAAGAAACATTTTTAGGATATTGCAACGAATGTCCTGATATGTGTGGAGTTAATGTATGACAAATGAAGCAATTTTCCGCCGCGCCTCCGATACATGGGGTGCGGTTGCGCAGATGATTGTTGCCGTCGAGGAATGCGCCGAACTGCAACAGGCTATCATTAAGGCCATTCGCACCGGCAAATCGTCGATCAATCTGGCCGAGGAAATCGCCGATGTGTCGATCATGCTTGATCAGTTGGTATTTTTGTTTCCTGAGATTGACACTAAAGTCAAGGCATGGCGAAAGACTAAGCTTGCACGGCTTGAGAATAAACTTGATGCAGTCAGTAAATAGCTTTGCGAAACAGCTTGGAATATCGCCGCATACAATCTACTGGCGCATGCTTGAATGGTATGGCCTGAAACCATGGGCCGAATATACACTTGAGGAAATCCAGTCGGTGTCGAAGAAGCCGAAAAGAGCTATGAAAAGAAGGATAAAGAAAAATGGATAAACTTACTTATCGAGAAGTAGAAAAAATGAAAGACAGTCACAAGTCCGCCATTCTTATGGGTCTACTTGATTTTACTCTTGAGATAATAAATCAAGAGAATGCCGATGCTGAATCAAAAATATCCGCACATTTTATGCGCGACACAATCCTTTCTTTTGCGCATGCGTTTTCTGTTGCGCTTAAAAATGAGCTCAAAAAATGACCAACAAACTCCACCGCCTGCTTGACACCCCGGCACTTGTGATAGCGATGGCCGTTGACCTCGCATTGGTAGGAATTAGCCTGATCATCATCGCCACCGGAACCATCGAAAAAATCGGCATGGCCCTGCTTGCCCTGGTGGTAGTACTCTTTGCGGTGCGGGCATGGGTCAAGGGCGGCACTATGGGCAAGGTGCTATGGGCATTCTTTGCCTTGTCGGCCTTTTTCTTAGACCTTTCTTTTGTCCTGGTTGTAACCGATGTGCAATCTACTGCGACGGTAGACGCCGAGCTGGAAAGGCTGACCGCTAAGGTGGACGGGGCGGAAAAGGCCGTGTCCGACCTACAAGCCCAGTATGACGGCGCCGGAACCCGTGCCACCATGGATCACCGTGATGAGGAAATCAAGACAGCCGAGGCTAAGGCGGACGCATACCGTCAAACGCGCCAAGAACATACAAACCCTGTAGACAAAGGCGAAAAGAAGCCAAACAGCATACCACCCCA